TTGCGGCAGGTAGCTTTTACTTTACAGAATCTGCAATGCTTTCCGGCTTTGAATTTTCCTTCACCTTTTGCAGCAAGTTGTGCTGCTGGGGAGAGAATTTCATCTGCCCATTGCAGAAGTTCTTTTTTAGAAAGTTCATAAGTACTGATATTGTCACGTCTTGGCTGAAAGATTGTCATTACAACATTTTCAATATCATAAATGCTGTCAAACAGTGTCAAAGCACCAAGTGCATAACACATCATCTGCGGATTTTGCTCTGCTTCCACCAATACACCGACTCCATATTTAAAGTCAATCACTGTAAGAACGTTGTCCGCAACAATAACGCAGTCGCCCGTACCGAATCCCTGGGGCACCCATTTTGAAAAATCCAGTTTTTGTTCCACAAGGACGATAGGGTCTTTGCAAAATTGCTTTGCTTTTTCAATTCGTTCTGATACATACTGCTGATAGCTGTCTGTGCAGTCAGCCATTTCAGCATCAAAGTACGTAAGATTTTCAGTTGGGTCTTTAGCATCTTTGCCGAGCAGTTTTTGTAATTTGTATTCACAAAGTGTATGTGCTGCTGTGCCTTGCAGGGCATATTCTGAAGTACTGTCCGGCAGTGCGGCATTTAGTTTTGCTGATGGAGTACACTTTATCCAACGAAATGCTGATGATGGTGAAAGGGGAGAATGTATATCAGGCATTTCCAATCACCTCAGCTTCTGAAAGTATGGATTCATATTCAGACGGGTCAATGCCGGAAAGTCTGTCCGCCCCATGTTTTGAAATAATTTCTTTGACTTCTTCTGTAAAACCTCTTCTTGATTTTTCTGCCAAAACGGCTCTGACATCTTCCAAAGATACTGATTTCTTTTCTTCTTCGGTGGAAGAGAAGATGTCTTTTAAGGCTTTTGCAGCCTGAATCAGATTTTCACCGCAGGATACCATTTCATCAATAACCTGCGATAATTCGCTCATTTTGCTCATAGTCTTTACTCCTCATCTTCTGTTTGACTTTTCAGTTTTTCTGCCAGTCGCTTGGATATGACACTGATGGCAATTAACACATCAATGAGTTCATCATCCATTGTGCAGGTTTCTTTTTTCTGCATCTGAAACACCTCCGTTTCCGAAAGGTTTTATCCCTTTCTGTCAGTTATGTATTTGAAAAAGCTGTTTTTCCGTTTTGCAGACAGGTTTCTATAAAAAAATCCCATTTTACAGTTTTTTAATCTGTAAACGGGATTTTTCTTTCTAAAACGGAAAAAGCCTAAATTCAAATACATAATTATCAGAGGAAGAATTCCTTAAATTAATCAGGAAAGAAGAGATTTATATGACAGCCAGCAAATATAACAGTGAAGGCTATTATGATCCAACAACCTATGAAGCATTATCTCGCATTGAAAGGGAAGAGAGAGCTGCAAGATATCGTCCGCTTGTATATATCTGTTCCCCATATTCTCACGGCTGCATTAATGTCAACATTGAAAATGCACGGAAATACAGCCGTTTTGCAGTGGACAGGCATTATCTGCCGATTACTCCTCACATTTATTTTGCGCAGTTTATGGACGATACTGTTTTTGAAGAACGTGAAACTGCTTTGTTTATGAACTTTGTACTGATGAGCAAATGCGTGGAATTGTGGGTGTTCGGAGATACAATTTCCGCAGGTATGAAAGCTGAAATTGAACGAGCAGAAAGAAAGCATATGAAGATCCGATATTTTACAGAAGAACTGGAGGAAAAGAAATGAAATTTACTATTTACACAGCGAATTGCACAGGCAATGAGAAAAACACGCTGTATCCGAATCAGAGAGTGATTACCTGTGAGGGCGACCTTAAGAAATCCATTACTGCTGACCATGTGTGTGCAAAGTATCAGAACGATACACGCAGCGATGCAAATTTTATCGCATCTGATGTTGTTCCAATGGACTGCGACAATGACCACAGCGATAATCCTGACGAATGGATCACACCGCAGTTTTTAGCGGATAACCTTTGTGATGTTGCATTTGCGGTTACATACAGCCGTCATCATATGCTGGTGAAAGGGAATAAATCCGCAAGACCACGTTTTCACGTATTTTTCCCGACAGCACCCTGCAACGACGCAAATTCCCACAAGGCGATAAAGCAGAAAATCCATAAGGAACTGCCGTTCTTTGACGGAAATGCACTGGATGCCTCACGTTTTCTCTTTGGCTGTCCGAGTGATGTTGTATGGCACGAAGGAAGTTTATCCATTGAGGACTGGCTCACGCTGATGAAATCGAACCGTAACATTCCGCAGGGACAGCGAAACAGCACAATGTCTCGCATGGCTGGAAAGCTGGTCAAGCGTTTTGGCGTGACTGATGAAAGTTATCAGAAGTTTCTGGGAAAAGCCTCAGAATGCGAACCGCCGCTTCCGGATGAAGAACTGGAAACGATCTGGCACAGTGCCTGCAAATTCGGGAAGAAAGTAGCCTCACAGGAGGGATATATTTCTCCTGAAGAATATGGAAAACACACCCTTATCCCAGATGATTTTTCGGACGTTGGAGAGGCTCGCACATTCGTTGACAGCTTTTCTGATGAGGTTTCTTTCACCGTTGCAACTGATTATTTACGATACAACGGAACCTACTGGGAGGAGTCAGAACACGCTGTAACACTTGCCATGATTGAGCATACAGACGTACAGCTGGCAGAGGCGGAAAAGCAGGTGGAAGCATCCCTTCTGAAACTGG